GCTTGCACGACGTGGGTCGAGACTGAGAAAGGGTATTATCTCGTGCACGCGTGGTGGGAAAGGGTGACCTTCCCCGAGCTCAAGCGGTCTGCGGTCGAGCTCTGCGAGAGGTACAAGCCGGACGAGGTGCTGATAGAGGATAAAGCTTCGGGGCAGAGTCTGCTGCAGGAATTATCGGAGACGACGAAGATGCCGATAAAGCCTGTGAAGCCTTCGGCGGATAAAATCGCGCGTGCGCATGCGGTGACTCCGGTGTTCGAGTCGGGGAACGTATATATTCCGGAAGGCGAGCTCTGGGCCGACGAGGTGATAGAGCACGCGGCGAGGTTCCCGAGGACGAAGAATACCGACGTAATCGACAGCGTGACGCAGGCGATCGAGCACATGAGGCACGGGAGGAGCTTCATGTATTCGTACCACGGCGGGGCATATGCCCGCGCCGGCGGGAGGAAATCGATATTCGAAATGGAGAGGGAGAAGAGAAATGGCTGAAGACAGGCTGACGGGAGCGGTGCTCAGGAAGAGGGCGGAATACAGGAAAGCCGAGAAGGGGTACAGGTTCTTCGAGGAATCGTACAAGGGCGGTGCGGACTACATAGACTCCGATAACCTGTACATACATACATTCGAGGACGGGGAGGGCTTCAGGGAGAGGAAGGAGAGGGCTTATTACTACAACTACTGCGCGCCTATAGTGAACGCTTACAACTCGTTCATATACAGGCAGAAGGTAGCGAGGGACTTCGGGAAGCTCGATGGGAACGCGCTCTTCAGGCGGTTTCTCGGGAACTGCGACAGGCAGGGGAATTCTTACGAGGACTTCGTAAGGAACGCGTCCAAGTGGTCGTCAGTCACGGGGATACAGTTCATACTCGTTGACAAGCCGGAGGAAGAGGCTGGGTCGATGAAGGAGGAGATGGAGAGGGGGATACACCCCTACTTCGTGCGCGTGTCGCCGCTAAACGTGTGGGACTGGGGGCTCGACAGGTGGGGGAATCTCCTATGGGCGAAGATACTCGAGACGCACGGGGACGAGGGTGAGTTCGGAGGAGAGAGCACACCCGTACAAAGGTTTCGCGTGTGGTACAGGGACAGGTGGGAGCTGTACGAGGTCGAAAACGCGGGCGGGGGGAGGAAGGCGTTCAAAACCGGGGAAGGGGAGCACCCGGTGGGGCACGTGCCGCTTGTGCCCGTATGCCATTTCGCGGAGGAGCCGATGACGGGGTTCTCACTACTTAACGACATAGCGTACGTGAACAGGGCGCTGTTCAACTGGTGTTCCTTGCTGGACGAGATACTCTACCGGCAGACGTTCTCGCAGCTTGTGATGCCTGAGGACCCGAAGAGCCCGATAAACGACAAGGCGCTGGGCACGGCGAGGGGATTAGGGTTCCCGCCCGATTCGAAGCACGCGCCCCATTTCATAAGTCCGGACGCGTCGCAGGCTCGTGTGCTCATGGACCAGATAGAGAGGGGCGTCGAGGAGATTTACAGGCTCGCGACGCTGAGAGGGGCGATCGGCGTGAAAGAGGAGTCGAGCGGGGTCGCGCGCTCGTACGATTTCATGATCACGAACAATACGCTATCGAACAAGGCGCTCAACATGGAGGAAGCGGAGACGAAGGCGCTCCGGTTCTGGGCGAAATGGCAGGGGATAGAGGAGCCCGGGCACGTGGTCGAGTATCCGAGCGAGTTCGAGGTGAGCACGCTCGGCGAGGAGATGGAGAACGTGCTCAGGGCGAGGACGATTCAAATATCGGACAGGTTCGAGCAGATAATGAAGGAGAGGATAGTGAAGCGGATGGCTCCCAGGCTGCCGAGGGAAGATATGGAGAGGGTGCTTGCGGAGATAAGGGGGGAATGAGCGGGGTTGGATTGATCGTAGAAGATTCGGTGGAATCATAAAGACTTACTATGTGTGCACTTCTTTGTCTTGATACAAAGAAGCAAAATTCACACATGTAGTGTGATTGATGAAAACACAAAGAGTGGTGAAAGGCAATTGTTTTGATCCTTCTTTTCCTTGATGAAAAGAAGCAAAAATCAACCGACAGCACAGAATTTACTAAAAATCTTCTGTTGAAGCTAAAATCTTTCAATTAGAAGGCTGAAATATTTTTACGCTTCAACACGCGATTTTCTTGACGTAAATTCTGTAATGTCGGGGAAGGCTCCGTCCTTCGATAAACTCAGGACGAACGGGGTTTGTTATCGCGGCTGGAAGCCGCTCCTACAGGTGTGAGGATGGAGTAAAGGAGAAAGGAAAGAATGAAGACTGAATTGAGGAAGAGTCTGGATAAGTATTACGAGGAGCTGGATGCGATTGCAAGGAAGTACAGGGCTGATTTGCATGAGACGAAGACGGACAAGAGCCTGAGCGCATTCGGGAAGGAGAAACGTGCCGATGCGCTCAAGGTGGAGCTCATGGAGAAGGTGAGAGACCTCAGGCTAAGGTTTGACGAGGACGTGTCCGGGAGGCTCGCGAATATAAATGAGGCTCTCAAACACCCCGACGCGGAGAGGACGCGAGTGAATAACATAAGACGAAAGCTCGCCGAAGGGGAGAGGTTCATGGGGCAAGAGAGTTTATTCTACGCACTTCTCGGCTCGATTGACGAATTGCGGGAAGATCTCACCAAGAACACGTTCGTGAGCTCGGTCTCGCGGCTATCGGACGAGGACATGGCACGCGTCTTTAACGATGCGGTCGAGAGGAGGGACACGAAGCGGCTCGAATGGCTCAAGGAAGCGGCTATGCTTACGGGCAGGGACTCGACGGCGTTCATAAGGAGCGTCGATGCGCAGATAGAGCAAATCGAGGATGCAAAGCTTACTTCGGAGCAGAGGGTATTGAAGGCGACCGCGGGCGAGCTCGCGAAGCAGAGGGAGCTCTTCGGGTACAGCGTCGAGAGAGCGGTCGGGAGCGAGGGGGAGTTCGTGGATTTGAGAGGGGAGGGGGAAGAGATATGATACATGATACATGATACAGGATACATAATAAAAGGTTAGATTCCGCACGTCGTGTTCGAAATGACATATTTGATGACGTAAAAGTGATGCAAAAGTATAACGACGGGATAATAAATATTCTCCATCTGCTGCCGGGGGAGGTACGGGAGAGGGTGAACCGGGAGAGGGTTGAGGAGATATTCTCCGAGCTCACTCCGAAGGAGAGGACCGCGCTGGAGATGCGGTACGGTCTTGTTGACGGTGAAGTGCGCTCGTATACAGAGATGGGCGAGATGATGGGGATGACAACTATGGGGGCGATGAAACTTTTTAAGAGAACTTTAAAAAAGGTTATTGACAGGGCGACGAAATGCGTATAGTTTATATTTTAACGGGCGAACAACGCCCTAAAGCGTAAAGCACAAAGGAAACGGAGACTGAGAACATCTTCTCCGTTTTTTTTTGCCCTTTGCATTCCTTTCTGGTTATTTTTCTAATAGTATCTGATAATTACCTGTCAATTTTATTTACTTTGAATGGATTGTATTTTCGCGGCAGCCCTGTCCTGAATACTGAATAGATACCGTGTCGTTGCACGGGACATGGTTCAGCACAAGCTTGATTCAGGAAAGCCGCTCAAACAAATTATTAAAAGACTGGATTCACGATAAAAGATTCAGGGAATGACATGAAAAGAAAAATCCATCCTAGCCCTCCTTTGCTAAAGGAGGGAATTAACTACAAAAAACGAGATTGTCGCGGCTGGAAGCAGCTCCTACGGGATGCGGGATACACGAAGCAGGATGATGTCCTTTAATCCGTTCATACTTCGATACGCTCAGCACGAACGGATTAAAAGCGAAATTCTGAAATCATCCTGAAACGAGTTCAGGGTGACATAATGTTTAGATTCCCGATAAAGGCAATCGTGAATGACAAAAACATGAGGTAGTGAATGCTGATTTGTGAAACTGACCGTGTGCGGCGTGCTGAGTCCGACGCAGCGGGCTCCGACCCTAACTCCGGGGGTAAAAAGGAGGACAAAGACTCAGAAGAAAATCAGGACGGGGGCGAGAAGCTCTTTACCGAGTCACAGGTCAACAAGATAGTTCAGCTGAGGCTCGAAAAAGACCGCCTCAGAGTCGATAAGGAAGTCGAGAATAGACTCAGGGAGCTGGGTATAGAGAGCGCCGAGGACGCTGCGGCTTCCAGGGAGTGGCGCCGAGAGAGAGACGATCTGCTTGCGCGAACGGCTCGGGAGAAGGAGCTGCTACAGCGCGAAATAGCTGAGATCCAGAGCAGGTATGGCGAACAGTCGAGGCGGCACGAGGCTGAGAAGAGGGAGTGGCGCGTTAAGTACGAATCGCTCCTCAAAAGCGCGGAGCTTACGCAGGCGGCTCTCAAAGCGGGGGCTGATCCGGCGATCGTTGATATGATAGTGACTTTTACCGAAGGACGAGTGAGGATCAGCAACGGCGGGTTCAGTGTCGTCGATTCCGACGGCAGGCCCGTGCTCGATCCCGAAACCGGCGCGGAGACGACGGTCGAGAAATTCATGAGGGGGTTCCTCTCTGAAAGGCCGGGGCTTGTGAGGCCAGCTTCCGTGAAAGGCGCTGGTACCGGGGCACTTGGTGCGAGGTCCGGAAAATATACTCTCGACGAGATAAGAGAGATAGCGAGGACGGACCCGAAGAGGTATGCGGAGCTCAAGAGCGAAGGGGTCGTGCAGGAGCTTTATGATAAGCACCTGGCTGAGAAGAGGTAGCCGCCCTGTGTCTCCTTTGGATGTTGAAAGACAAAGAAAGGAGAAAGACAATCTCTCTTCTTTTCCTTGATGAAAAGAAGCAAAAATCAACCGACAGAACAGAATTTACTAAAAATCCCATGTACTCGCTAAATCTTCCAATTCTATCACAGCCCTCGGAAGATTTTTAACGCTCGTACAATCGATTTTCTTGACGTAAATTCTGTAATGTCGGGGAAAGGCAAAAAAATCCACCCTAGCCCTCCCGGCTACGGCTCGAGCCTTCACCGAGACGAGCCTTTTTCTAAGGAGGGAATTAAAGTAGAAATGAGGAGATTGCTGCGTCGCTTCGCTCCTCGCAATGACAGGAAAAGATGAGATCCTGAAACGAGTTCAGGATGACGGACATCAAGACAAGAATAAAAATTCATGCGGTTGCGGAATGCGCGGCCGCATTCAGGGGGTTTTTTAGATGGCAAATGTAACGACTACAACAGCCGCTGCGATACTGCCCGAAATATGGGAGGCGGAGGTGGAATTCGCCGCCCATAATCACAGGGGGTTCAGCGGGCGTATAATGGAATTTCAATTCACGGGGCCGGGGGACGTGCTGCACATCCCGAAGATAGGCGCGATAAGCGCGGCCGCTTTTTCGGGGACGGTTTCCTATACGGCCAACACCGAGACGTCTGTCGATATTACGCCTGACGTTTCCTACGCCGCCGTGCAGATTGACAGAAAAGCCGACGTGAGGGCTGTGACGAGCCTCGGAAACGTGTATCAGGTGGAGCTCGGGCAGTCGCTCGCCCAGTATGAGGACGAGCAGATCGCCGGGCTTTACGCGGGGCTTTCGCACAGCGTGGGAGGTTCTTCGGATTTCTCCGAAGCGAATTACCTGCTCGCGATAAGAAACCTCGTACAGTACGGAAAGAACAAGGTCATGATGGGGATGACGCCCATATGGGGTGTGTTCCATCCGGCGCAGTGGGACCACGTGCTCGTCGTGTCGAATATAAATTCGGCGCTCGTGAGGGGGGAGCTGAACGGGCCGGCGAAGACGGGATCGATCGACCTAGCATACGGCGTGAATATCAGTTTCAGCTCGAGCGTCCAGGTATCGACGACGGCCAGGAACATGATCTACACCAGCAGGGCTTTCGCCATCGCCAGGAAGCAGACCCCGACAATTGATGTCGAGTTCGACGCGGACACTCTATCTACTAAAATAGTAGCATCACAGGATTTCGGCGTGGCCGAAATGAACGACGAATTGGGAGTAGAATACCAGACGAACGCTTCATAAGTTGCACGGGGAACGGGTGGAGAGGGCATGTGTCTTGAGGGCACGTGCCCTTTTCTAGACATATGGATCTGTGAAAGGAAAAGTAAAGGAAATAATCTCTTCTTTGCCTTGATGAACACACATAGTGTGATTTATGGAACGACAAAGACAATATTTTTTCTTCTTTGTCTGAAAAGAAAGAAGCAAAAATCATCCGACTACCTAATTCGCTTAAAAAATCTTATGTTAAGGCGATAATGTTTTAATTCCTCCTACGGACCGACTGGAGCTCAACCCGTTCAACCCTTCGACGGGCTCAGGGCGAACGGGTTGGGGCACTTTGCCGATTTAAGAAGGGGTTGGATAGAATCGGATATAAGCGCATATTCTGAGCCGTAAATTCTGTAATGTCGGGAAGACACCAACCTTCGACCCTTTGACTTCGCTTCCGTCTACGCTTCGGACTACGCTAAAGCTCCGACCGACAAGAAAGCTTCGCCGGACAGGCAGGATAGGCGGAGGGAATGAAAAGCAAACAATAGATTTCTCACTGCGTTCGAAATGACAAGATAAAAGCGAGAATGCCGCGCTTCCCCCTTCGCCAAGGCTTCCGGCTTCGCTCTCCGAGCTTCGCCGGACGAGTCGGGGGACTGGCTGCTCGCAATGACAATACAATAGGTCGCGGCTGGAAGCCCCTCCTGCAATTATATATATAGAGGTAAGAAAACTAATGGCTGAGATAAAGGATGTGGTGATTGATGATGGAGGGGAGGCCGGAGGTGCTGGTATTACTGGGCATCCGAGCCTGGCTGATTCTGCATACCCGGGTTACGCCGTGGGGTATCCGACGTGCTCGGAGCCGACGAAGACGAACAGGGGGTGCGACGCGTGGAACAAGTGCGCGACGAAAGGGGAGGGGCCATACACCGTGATGTTCGTGAACCCTAGCAGGAGGAAAACAGCTACTCACTGCAGGAACTGGATGTACAAGCTCCAGTTCAAACAAGGGCTCGGGTACAGACCGGTGGAAGACGAATGGATGGAGTGCAGGGAGAGCGTCGCGATCGACCCTTCGGATGTGAAGAAGGGGACGAAGCTCAAGACTTACAAGATGAAGATCGAAGGCGTGAGGATGCCGTATCCCGAAAGCCCGCCGGAGGTGAAGGGAAGTGGCTATTTACGAGAGGACGATAAAGCGAAAGGGAAAAAAGCCGGAGTGGGAAGTCAGAGCGACGGGAAAGGACATTCACGAGCTAAGAGGGCTGATGAAGGAGGCAGCTCAACTGACGAATGAGAGAAACGAAGCCGCGAATAAAGAAACGGGGCTCATTAAAATGGAATCGGGGCGCGGGAAGAGGGACGTCGTAAGGGAGGGCAGGGCCCGGGCGCTCGAGAGGAAGGGATTCAAGACCGTGAGGAAGTCGTTTGTTGTGCCGGAGCTGCCGTGGATGAAGGGGAAGTAAAGATTCGATCCATGGGGGTTATTATATCAGTCCTTCGACTGCACACTACGTGTGCGCTCCAGGCTTCACCATCCTCCTGCGCCAAGGCTTCGGAGGACAAGAGGCTACACCCGGTCCCCCGGAGGTTCATAGCCTATGGGCGACGTGCCGCAAGCAGGGCGAGCGGGTTTTCATGGATGAATGAATAAAAGGTAACACCCCCATCCATACCCTATTTTGTTTTAAGCAACGAAGTGCCTACATTTAATGATCTTCTTTGACTCTGTTCATGAGCGCCCGATTGCTCTTCTTCATCGCAATCGTCCATCAAGGGGGAAGGAAGTAAATAAATACAAAAAATCCACCCTAGCCCTCCTTTGCTAAAGGAGGGAATTAAAAGATGAGGGATGAGATTGCCGCGGTTGCTTCGCTCTTCGTCAAGGCTCCCACTTCGCTCTCCGAGCTTCGCCGGACGCGTCGGGGGATAAGGCACTCCTTCGCAATTACAGGAAATGATGAGATCCTGAAACGAGTTCAGGATGACAAAATATTGGATTCCCGATCGGAGTTCCTGAATTGATCCTGAAATAAATTCAGGACATGGTTCAGGACAGGCCGAAACATGGTTCGGAATGACAGAATTTTAAGGTGCACCCACATCCTGACCTTCCCTCTATGATGGGGAAGGAATTTAAATGCAGACAAAATCTAAGAGGACGACAAAATGGCGTATTCGAATGATGAAAATTTGGAGCGGTATGTGCCGGATATATTGGACCATGGGATTCCCGCAGTGATAGACGGCGGCGTTGCGACTACGCTTGCGGCCTCCGTATCTGCGGGAGCGACTTCCATCACGCTTGCTGACGCGTCAGGGCTTCAGCCGGGGGACTTCCTCAAGCTAGACAGCAAGAGCAACGTGGAGGCAGTGGAAGCGGCTTCCATAAACGTGAACACGGTCACGCTCGATTCAGCTACTCCGCTGAGAAAAAACCACAGGGCGGGGGTCAAGGCGGTACAGGCTGATTCGCTCGGGTTCGGGACCGACCACGACGAGGCGAAAGACGACATAGACAAGATAATCGAAGTGAAATGGTTCAGGCCGAGGGTCAGGGAGAGGTACGGAAGGGACATAGAGTTCCTGAACGGGGACCTCGATTTCGACCCGGCGCTCATGCTGAACGCTCAGGCGCAGCTGAGGAAAGCCTCCGTCTACAGGGTGCTCAGTAATTACGTGTGCCCGAAGCTGTCCAAGGCGACGCGGAACGCGGACGCATGGGAGAAGCGCGCGGAGGAGTACGGAAAGAAGTTCGACGAAGAGATGGAGCGCGTGCTGGCAACCGGGATAGATTACGACTGGGACGCGAGCGGAAGCGTGGACGAAGACGAGAACAGGATACCCGCGACTACCTTTATTGTAGGGAGGGCGTGACGCATTGATAACGATTGATATGAAAGGGCTCGCATCATTCCTCAAACATCTGGGAGAGAGAATCGAGAGTGGCTTCGATTCGAGGAAGGCTGTGACGGATTCGGCGCGGCTTGTCGCGTCCCTCATAAAGAGAAGAACGAAGGCCGGCCTGGATGCGGACCTGAAGCCGTTCACTCCATATAAGCGCGGAAGAAAGAGCGGGAGAGTGGACCTCGATGCGAGCGGGCGTATGCTCGGCGCGATCGAGGTAAGGATCTTGAGCGATACGGAGGCTGTAGTCGGGATATTCGACAAGGTACAGCAGAGGAAAGCGGTAGTGCATCAGCTTGGACTTGGAAAGATACCTGTGAGGAGGTTCTTCGGCGTGAGCAGCGCGGACGTCGATACGCTCGCCGGCATTGAGCGGATATTTGCGAAAGAGCTGGGCAAGTCCGCGGGGAAGGTGTGATGGTTACGAACATAAGAGAGGAGATAGACAAGGCGCTCGTTTATAGTCTCGGTCTCTCGAGCGTGATACAGCTGGTTACGAGGGAGTTCGTCGGGGTCGATCTCGAAACAGGCGCGATCGAAGGGATTAGTTATCTGGAAATGCCTGCCGTGGTAGTGAATACGGGGAACGAGACCGGGTTTACCGAGATACCCGGAGGAAAGACCCGGGTGCATTACAGTCCGGAGATAGTCGGCTACGTTTACGATGAAGACGAGTATTTCAAGGAGCTCAACGCGCTCGTCGCCGAGACGAAGAAGATGCTATTCGCCGACAGGAGAGTAATGTCGGGGGGTGAGTGCATAGGCGTATTGAATGGTGTTACACAGCTGACTACGGACAGGGGGCGGCTCGCCCCCTACGGGGCGTTCTCAATGACGCTCGATATCTTATACGATTACATGACATTGACCGGAGGGGAACTGATCATATGAAGAGAGTGTTAATAATATGCGCGTTGTTAATTTTATCCTTCGCGGGAACCGCGGCTGCGGATCCGGACAGGATACTGATGGAACAGAGCACCGCAGTGCTTGACGCGGACGGGATCTATACAAGTGATACGTACCTTGCGGAGACATTCAAGTACGTAGCGGTTACCATCGTTGCGGATGAGTCGAGCGCATCGGAGGGCGTTAAGATCGAGCAGTCGTGCGATAATGACTGCGATACTGCGGTGAGTCCGGTGTTCCAGTACGTGTCTGAATGGACGTACACTGCGGGCTCGGCAGATAACCAATACGTTGCGGAGCTCAATTGCAAGTGCGCGAGAGTGAGGTACGTGAACGGGTCCAATGCCCAGGGGAGCTTCCACATAACTTCCTACCTCAAGCTAAACTAAAACCGGGTACGAAGAACCTTACAAAAATCCGGAGGGGACAGATGAGATTTGTATTAATAATAGCGGTGTTCCTGTGCGCGCCGGGAATATTTGCGTACGCTGAAATACAGCAGGACGTGGTAGAGAGGGATACGATCGGCGGGACCGGAGGGGGCGGAGGCGGAGATCTGTCGGCAACCGATATCGACACGTTTTCCGAGCTCGATGAGATTGTCGCTGATGAAGAGCTTACAAACCTCAACGATCCTCAGACGCTTCTGAATAAATTCATAGACGGAAATTCCAATACCGTCAAAATGCTGCGCCACGCGACTGATTGCACTACGTTCGATGCGGCTGTGGACGGGCAATACTGCTGGGAGCAGGATGCGGATGTGCTCTACGTCTGCGAGACTGAGGACGTGTGCGATACGGCGGGGGAATGGGATGCGGTTGCGAGTGGGGGCGGCGCGCCGGCGCTCAACGACCTTTCGGATGTGACTATCTCGACGCCACAGAATGGAGAATATCTTAAATTCGTTACTGACACGTGGGTAAACGGCGTTCTGGACGTTAACGCTTCGATTGTCGCCTTCGACGATACTGACGGGAACTTTACCGCAACCAACATAGGCGCTGCGATTGAAGAACTCGATAACGTAAACGGCTCAGGGCCTAATGCCGCTGATGCCAAAGTGGACTGGTCTCAGCTCGGAAACGTGCCGGCATTCAGGGAAACGCTGTATCAGCTACGGTCACAAGCGGGGGAGCCTCCGGCTACGTCGTATGCGACGATCTGGCAAAGGAACTCTCATCCGGTACTTAGATTCAACGGAGATGTATGTACCGTTTGGACTTTCGTTATGCCGACATATTATGGGGGTAACGGAGTCACAGTTAGGTTCTGGTATGTCTCGACTGAAACGGCTAACGATACCGATTGGGACGGCTCGTGGGAGCGAATCGATACTGGACAG